CAGAGGAAGCGCCAACAGACGCTGACTTCGACGAGAACGGCGATGAGATCATGCCGCCGCAGCCAGAGCAGGAAGAAGACGACGATGGCGAGGTTGCCATTGAAGTCGAAGGCGATGACGAGCCGGATGAGGAACCGCACCTAGCCAAGAAGCTGCGTGCAGAGGTTCGTGAGCGCAACAAGCGTATCAAGGAGCTGGAGGCGCGGCTTGCGCCTAAGCCTGTTGACATTGGCAAGAAGCCGGATCTGTGGGAGGATTGCGAAGGTGATCCCGACAAGTTCGAGGCTGACTTGCTGGCGTGGACCGAGCGCAAGCGGCAGGCTGAGCAGGCCGAACGCTCGCAGACGGAACAGCAGACCACACAACAGCAGGCTTTCGAGAAGAAGAACATTGCCTATCGCGCCAATGCGGCAAAGATGGGAATGCGCGATATCGAGAAGTATGAGCAGTCGGTGATTGACTCGCTGGGTGCTGATTATCTGGGTGCGATCGTGCGCTATGCGGATGATCCTGCAAAGGTTGTTGCCGGGTTGGGGCGTAACAGCCACATCTTGGACAAGATTGCAGATGAGAGCGATCCGGTTATCCGCCTCAAGCTGATGTTCCAATTGGAGAAGCAGATGGTTATCAAACGTAAGGGTGCCGCAGCTCCTGAAGCTGGTACGATCTTGAAGGGTACGGCGAACGTCTCTGGCGGCGACAAGGCGCTGGAGAAGCTGGAGAAGGATGCAGAGCGCACTGGCGATCGGTCGAAGCTGATTGCGTACAAAGCTAACAAGGGCAAGAAGTGATGGCACGCGAACTAGAACTTAGCCCAGCACAGGTTGCGCAGGCCAAGCTTGCTGGCATCCCTGGCGATCGTCCGGGTTTGGGTGCGGATTATCCGCGGATGTTGTATCGTTCCGGCGAAGCCGAGGATCATAAGCTGCTTGACATGCCATTGCCCATTCAGGGGCATAAGGGCGTCGAGACTGTCATCGTGCATGACGAGCTTGAGGAAGCGGAAGCATCCGAGCATGGCTGGACCCGCACCATTGACGGCAACGATATGCCGACGATGAGCGACAAGGATGCACTGATTGCAGAGTTGAAGGCGCAGCTGTCTGCACAGACGATGTTGAATGATGCGCCGCGTCGTGGTAGGCCACCGAAGGCGGTAGACGAGCCAGGAGCCGAATAATGGTAAGCATTCCTCTGTATGGCGGGCCGTCCAAGCGCGACATCATCCAGCTTGCATACGAGGAATGCGGCCAGGCGGGCTATGAGTTCGAACTTACGCCCGAAGAATATGATGCGGCTTTGCGCCGTCTGGATGCCATGCTTGCCGAGTGGATCGGGCTAGGGATTGACCTTGGCTTTAATTTTCCAACCAACGGCACGCATGGCACGCCAGAAGAAGAAAGCGGCATTCCTGATGCTGCCTTGAATGCTGTTGCTACCATGTTGGCGAGGCGCATTGCGCCCACGATCGGCAAGACCCTGCCAACGGAGGTCAATGGCGCTATGGCCATGGCGTGGACGCTGTTGCGGTCTAACTATACCAAGATCCCTTCCATGCAGCTTGGGCGTCAAACGCCGCGCGGGTCGGGCAATCGGGGTTTTACCGCAGGTAGGTCGTATTTCACCAACACATTGCCTACTGACGAAGTGGCGCAATAATGGTTGCTATCCCAATATTGAGCGGGATTGCAGCCACGCAGTCCGGCGATTTCTCGCTGTCATACCCAATCAATTTAGAGCCAGTTCCGCTCAATAGCGGTTTGTCTGAGGGTTATATGCGCTCTGCCCCCGGCGCTACGCTCTTCGGCACAGGGCCAGGCGCAGACCGTGGCGGCATTAACTGGAATGACCAGCTTTACCGTGTGATGGGTAACCAGCTTGTGCGGGTGTCCGCGGCGGGAGCTATTACCCCGCTCGGCAACGTTGGTGATGGCGGTTACGTCACGATGGATTACGGGTTTGACCGGCTTGCCATTCGCAGCGGCACGCGCCTGTATTATTGGGATGGTTCTACGCTGATTTGGGTGACGGACCCGGATCTAGGCCCTGTGGTCGATATGCTGTGGATGTCGGGTTATTATATCACGACGGACGGCACTTCGATCGTAGTGACGCAGCTCAGCGATGCCACACAAGTTGACCCGCTAAAGTATGGTTCCGCCGAGGCTGACCCTGACATGGTGACGGGCTTATTCAAGCTGCGCGGCGAGCTGTACGCGCTTGGACGCTATACCATTCAGGTGTTTAGCAATACGGGCGGCTCTGGATTCCCGTTCACTGCTAACACGGGCGCTACGGTGCCTGTGGGATGCGTTGGGCCGGGTGCAAAGTGCGCTTTCCTGCAGACGATGGCGTTTGTTGGATCGGGGCGTGACGAGGCGCTGTCGGTGTATTTGCTTGACGGCGGGTCTGCGTCCAAGATTGGCACACGGTTTATTGACGATGAGTTGGCCAAGGTGGCCGATCCTACGTCGATCCGGCTTGAGCAGCGTATGAGCCGGGACGAACGGCGATTACTGATCCATCTACCTGACAAGACGCTGGTGTATATGGCCAATGCCTCGCGCCTGACACAGCAGCCAGTGTGGTATGTGGCAACGTCCGGGTTGGGACTGAACAGCCAGTATCGTCTGCAGAACGCAGTGCTTTGCTATGGCAAGTGGATCTGTGGCGATACCACCAGCAGCAAGCTTGGCGTGTTGGATGAGACGGTGGTGACGCAGTTCGGAGATCCGCAGGCGTGGCAGTTCGATACGCGCCTTTTGTATAACCAGGGCATGGGTGCGATCGTGCATGATCTGGAACTGGTGGGATTGCCAGGGCGCGGCGAGACGGGTTCTGTGATGCTGTCCATGACACTGGATGGACAGACGTGGGGTCTGCCTCGTGCGTGTCGCGTACCAAAAAACAACCGCACGCAGCGTGTGCAGTTCAGTCCACACAAGCGGTTCCGCAATTACATCGGTCTGCGCTTCAAGGGCAGCACCTTGGCGGGGTGGTCTGGGTTGAATGCTACTGTTGAGGCTTTGGGGGCATGATAGCGTCCCCGCTAACCCGCGACGATCTGACGCGCCTGTTCCCGAACAACCCAAAGGCCGTGCTGGCGTTTGAGGGATTGTTCCGGCTGCTTGGCAGCAACATCGAGGCGATCACCGCAGCCACCGAGGCTACGGACGCGTTGAACGATGCAACGGTGGTTACGCTGTCGCCTAATGCCACGTTGAATAACGAGCGTGTGCTGGCGGTTGACCCCAATAGCATGACGATTACCGACACGGGTAATGCTGTCATCCTTGCGCTGCTGTATGTCGTGCAGGCAACGCAAGGATGCAGGCTGACGTTTAATCTTCCCGGCGACACCGATGTTGACATTCTTCACTCAGGCATCGCGCTAACGTCAGGCGTTGGGGTTTATGCCAATGACGCAGCCGCCGCTGCTGGCGGTGTTGTGGTTGGGGAGTTTTATAAGGTGTCGGGGGGTGGAGTTGCTTGGCGTCAGGCTTAACACGCTTGCCAGCCTCCAGCACCCGTGCTATTCTACAATATCGGACGAAACCATAGCCTTGCTCCGATGGGCGTTTTTGCGAGATGCAAGATGGTCCGTGTCGAGCGCGATGTCGCCTTTATCAACAAAATCGCAAACGATGCAGACGTGCGGCCCTTCATTCGCCCGGACGGCGAAGCGATGGACTTTTCCGCTATCGAGGGCAAGCGCAACGCTGAAATCGGCGGCGTGATCCTGTCGAATGGCGAGGATGCGGTGGCGATCTTCGAGATTACCGCAAATGACTGCTTCCAGGCGCATACGATGTTCGCGCCGACGTGCCGCGGCCGTAAGGCAATTGACGCTGCAAAGGAAATGGTGGCTTGGATGTTTGCGCATGGCGCACGCATTGTCTGGGGTGCAACGCCACACGAAAACAAGCGCGCCATCATGTTTAATCATTTGATCGGTGCACGCGAAGTGGCGCGGGATGACACGCATGTCATTTTTGAAATGAAGGCTGCATAATGGCTGGTGCACTTATTGGCGCAGGCGCGTCTATTCTTGGTGGGATTACCGGAGGCAAGGGCGCAAGCAAGGCAGCCAAAGCACAGGCCGCTGCACAGCAGGCATCGCTTGCTGAACAGCAGCGTCAGTTCAACATCACGCAGCAGAATTTCCAGCCGTACCAGCAGGCGGGAACGCAGGCGCTTGGCGGTATGCAGAACTTGCTTGGCCTTGCGGGCAATGACGCGCAGGGGGCTGCTATCAGCGCATTGCAGGCATCTCCGGGGTTTCAGGCGATGTTTAATCAAGGTTCGGATGCCATCCTGCAGAACAGTGCTGCTACTGGTGGTCTGCGCGGTGGCAATACGCAGAACAGCTTGGCAAACTTCGGCGCTAACACGCTCGCTAGCACGATCCAGCAGCAGCTTTCCAATCTTGGGGGGCTGGTGAATACGGGTGCGGGGGCTACGGGGCAGCTCGCCGGGGCATCGCAGGCCTATGTGGGCCAGCAGGCGCAGACGCAGAGCATGTTGGGCAATGCCAACGCTACTGGCGCGGCGGCACCGTATGCGGCGTTGCAGGGGGTTATTAGCCAGCTCGGTTCGCAGTTTGGTACGGGCGGTAGCGGCGCAAAGGCTCTTGGCTGGTAATGGCAACCGATCCATCCTCGATTATCCAGGGTATGCTCCAGAGCGCTGGGCTTGGACGCACTGTGTCCGATTTCCAGCAGCAGGATGCGCAGACGCAGGGGATGCAGTTGCGCAACCAAGCGGCGCAGCAGCAGATGACGCAGGAGCAGGCGCAGGCGCAGCGTATGCAGGCGTTTCAGACAGCTATGACCAGCTTTGGCGGTGATCCTAGCGACGGAAACCTTGCCAAAATCGCGTTGCAGTTCCCGGAACAGGTCGATACGCTCAAGAAGCAGAAGCAGCTTCTGGATGCGCCTGTGCTTAACGCGCACAAGACGTATTTCTCGGGCCTTGAGCGTGTTGCAGGTGCGGGCAACACCAAGCTTGTGACGCAGCAGTTGCAATCGATGATTACGGCTGAGAAGGCGGCGGGGCATGATACAGCTGAAGCCGAGGATATGCTTTCGGCTATCAACGCAAACGAACCTTCCGCGCTCAAACAGGTGCAGGCGTTTGCCAAGGGTCAGCTGTATGTGATTGATCCTGAGTATGCCGCGGCGATCGACAAAGCGCAGGGCGAGAATGCCAAGCATTTTGCGTCGACCGGCGATGGTGCGATCTATGACGATCGCACCGGGCAGGTAGCGCGTGAGGCTGTCCAGAAATACGTCTCTGTCAAAGACGGTGAAAAGCTTGTGCCCGTTGGGCGCGATGGGTCAATTTCGGAAGGAGGTGGTCAAGCATCTGGCGGTGGGGGCGCTGCATCTAGCGGTGCCCCTGCTGGTCGTACAACTGGCGGTTGGACTCCACGAACACGCAACGGAGGGGATAATCCTGATGCGGCGGTTGACAACAAGATTTCCGGGGCAGCGCAGTTTCTTGGCGTTTCGCCTACCGATGACATTTCCAAGCTGTCGCCGCGGAAAATTGCGGAAGCAATGACGCTTAGCGAAGGTGGTAAGGGTTCGCTTGCAGATCGCAACAACAACCCTGGCAACCTTCGCAATGGTGATGGCAGCTACAAGAAGTTTCCTACTAAAGAAGCGGGCTTGAACGCTGCGGCTGCGCTGGTAGCGCGTAAGCTGCGCAACGGGCAGACGAACGTAAAAACGTTGATCGAAGGCTTGCCCGCTCGTGGTGGTGGTGGTGCATCCGCACCCGCTGGCGGCGACCCCGCTGGTACGATTTACGGCGCACCCAAGACCAAAGAACAGTTCCGCATCCTGGACCCTAGTGAGGTTCCGGCAGGATTGGACCCGAACGTGCGCTATCAGGTCAGCCCTAACGGGCAGATTACGCCGCTCGGCGGTCAGAAGCAAGGTAACCTTAAGCCATGGCCTGCTGCGGCATTAGCTGCGCGCGTGCAGAACGACTCTTCGCTAAAGAACATTACTAGCACCCTAGCGCTTCTGGACCCGCGCAACAATTCTGTTGAAGCGCAGCGCGCCCGCAAGGCAACGGGGCCGGGTACAGGGCTGCTTAGCAACTACGTAACTGACAACATCACAGACCCCAACGGCGTGGATTTTCGCGCACGCATTGGCCAGATCGGCGGCATCATCATCAAGGATACGTCCGGCGCTGCTGTGTCAGTGTCGGAGGACGCCAGACTTGCTAAGTGGGTGCCTAAGGTTACTGATACCACTGCGCAAGTGCGTGCCAAACTTGCCAATCTCAAACGCGAGATTCAGCAACGCAATCAGGCGATGGAAGAAACCTATACCGAAGATCAGGGCTTTCGTCCGCTTCATGCGCAGAACGTACCCGCAGGTCCTCCCCCCGGTGCTATACAGATGCTTATGAACAATCCTAAACTGCGCGGCGCGTTTGATGCCAAGTACGGCAAGGGCGCGGCTGCGCGTGTGCTTCGATGAGCATTCGCAACCCGTTCGATCAATTCGACAGCGATGGACAGATGCAGGACGAGGCAGCGCCTGCACAGGCTGCGCCCGCTCCTGCACAGGCTGGCGGCAACCCGTTTGACCAGTTCGAGCAAGCGCAGGCGGCACCGCAAGAGCAGCCTGTTGGCGGCATGGAAGTGGCGGCACCTGTCGAAGGCGACATTGGCTTTAACCAAGCGCCGCAGCCGTTGTCCAAGCTATCGCCGGAAGACGAAGCGACGTTGCAGGGTTTGTACCGTACTGCGGATGCTGCAACCATCACACAGTACATGGCTAGCAAGGGGCTTGCTCCTACGCGCAGCATGGAAGAGTATGTCGCGGCACGGGATCAGGCAAAGCAGAATGGTGGGCAGTTTTCCACTGACGTAACCTATGCGTTCCCTGACACCGCCAACATGGCTGATGTACCATCTGACCTGCGCCCCGGCGCGGGTATGGCGGCTGCGCGTGGTGTTATCGACGTCATCCCCGGCGTTGACAATATCACGGCATTAGCGCGTGCGGCTGACAATCAGTTGAGCGATACTCCGGACCAACGCGGCTTCTGGGCGCAGTACGATTTCCAGCGGGATATGACAGAGGGCGCAAAGCAGGGCGATTACCGGGACAATCCCGGCGCACGTATTGCAGGTTCTCTGGTTGGCTCGCTTGCCATTCCCACGGGACTGGAGGGCGTTGGCTTCAACGCGGGCCGTAATGCGCTGCGTGCAGGCGCTACCATGCAGGAAGCGCGCACGATTGCCGCCAGTGCCGTACGCAACCGCATGGCGGCTGTAGGCGGTGGCTACGGGGCTGCGCACGGCGCGCTGGGTGCGCAAGATCCTGGGCAGGCGTTGACTGGCGCTGTCACTGAGGGCGCTATGGGCGCGGCAGCTGGCGGGCTTATGGGACAGGTTGGCGTTGCTCGCGCTAATGTTGGCCAAGCAGCGCCTGTGGCTAGCGAAGGGCGGCAGGTTATGGCCGCTGCTGAGAGGCAAGGTATCGAACCTTTGCCTGCCGATGTGGGCGGTCCCAAAACGCGTAATTTCACTGCAGCTTTTGCGCAGACTCCATATGGCGCAGGGCCGATCGTTAACGCCAGCAAGCGTGTTGCAGAGCAGGCCCAGACTGCGCGCGATCGTATTGCTGCAACGGTAGGTCAAGCCCTTAGCCCTGAAGGTGCAGGCGAGGTCATCAAGAGCGGAGCGCAGCGATACATCAAGGAAAGCCGTGCGGGCGTTAATGCTGCCTACACTGCCGCCGAAAAAGCGGCGGGTGACACCCGCGTTGCACCTGCAGAGGCGATCAAGGTTCTTGACCGCAATATTGCAGAGTTGGCCCAAGATCCTAACGGGTCGGTGGCACTTGATAGCTTGCAAGGTCTTCGGGACTCGCTTGCCAAGGGCGAAGTTTCTGTAGCAGGTTTGCGGCTGATGCGGACGGGTTTGCGCGACAAGTTTATCCAAGGCGGTTTGCGCGGATCTGACACCGA